ATAGGTAATAAGTACTATATTCGCACAATTAAGAACATAAATCCGATTGAAGAGCTTGTCTTAAAATATACATTTTATAAAGTAGTATAAATATATTGAGTAAATTGCATCAAGAAGTAGATGCCAGTCATAAGACAACGACAATCTAGACGTTTTAAGGATATTTCTCTATCTTTTAAGAGGCATCCTGTAACAAATGATATACTTGCACTTACAAATGAAGATGCAATTAAGAGATCTGTTCGTAATTTAGTTGAAACAGTGAATGAAGAGAGGTTTTTTAACCCTCTGATTGGTTCTCATGTTAGAGAAAGTCTTTTTGAAATACCACATAATACAATTAGGGCTACATTAAGGTCACAAATTGAAAATTCGATACTTAATTTTGAACCTAGAGTCAATTTGACGGATGTAATTATCAATCATCCGAATGATACGAACGATTTAGAGGTCACAGTAGCTTACGATATCATCGGCCAAGAGGCAACTCCCCAAGAAATAACATTTATCCTTCAACCAACTAGAGTATAATGGCATTTACACAATATACGAATCTCGATTTTGAAGAAATTAAGGTTTCTTTGCGTGAATATCTGCGTGCCAACTCTAATTTTACTGATTTTGACTTTGAAGGATCCAATTTATCCATATTAATAGACACTTTAGCATACAATACCTACGTTACAGCCTATAATACCAACATGGTTGCTAACGAATCGTTCATTGATAGTGCAACTTTACGTGAAAATGTGGTTGCATTAGCAAGAAATGTAGGTTATATACCCTCTTCAAGACGAGCTTCAACTGCAAATGTGAGTTTTACAATCGATTTAGGGTCGGGAACCTCAAAATCTAGCGTAACTTTGAAGGCTGGATTGGTTGCATTAGGTGATTTTGCAAATACTAACTATACTTTTTGTGTATCAGAGGACATTATATCACCTGTAACCGATGGATTTGCAGAATTTACCATCGATATTAAACAAGGAACGTTTGTAACCAATGAATTTGTCGTAGATACGTCTCAACCTAATCAAAAATTCATAATTCCTAACGCATATGTCGACACTTCAACGTTAAAAGTGCAAGTTAGAGACACTTTAACGTCATCTTCAAGGAAAACTTACTCACAAATTGACAATATTGTCGGAATTAGTACTCATTCTGAGACATTTTTGATACAAGAGATACAAGATGAGAAATATGAACTACTTTTTGGTGATGGAGTGCTCGGAAAACGACTAAGTAATGGAAATGTCATCAATTCCACATACATTGTCACTGATGGGCCTGGTGGAAATGGTGTTTCCAACTTTTCTTTTGCTGGAAAACTGGTTGATAATGATGGAGGACTCATTACAAGCGGAATTTCTGATATAATTACGAATCAAAGGTCAAGAAACGGTGCTGAAGTTGAAAGTATCGACACAATTCGTAATTTATCGACTAGAGTTTACTCGGCCCAACATCGAGCAGTCACAGCTAACGATTATGAAGCAATAATTCCAACAATTTTCCCAAATGCGGAGAGTGTAACCGCTTATGGAGGAGAAGATTCAAGTCCTCCACAATATGGAAAGGTATTTTTATCAATAAAACCCAAAAATGGTCGATTTATCTCGGATTTTGACAAAAGACAACTTTTAGACAAATTAAAAAGTTATTCTGTAGCTGGAATTCGTCAAGAATTTGTAGATTTGAAATATTTGTATGTTGAAATTGACACAAACGTCTATTATAACACAAATGCTGTAAAGAGTGTTGATAATTTAAAAACTACAATTAGAAATTCACTTGAAACGTATGCAAATTCATCAGATTTGAATTCTTTTGGTAGTAGATTCAAATATAGTAAAATTTTAAAGATAATTGATGATAGTAGTTCTTCAGTAACGTCAAATATTACAAAAGTCATTATTAGACGTAATTTGGATGTTGATACAGCTAATTTTGCTCAATATGAATTATGTTTTGGTAACAAATTTCATAATCGCAATAAAGGTTACAATATAAAGTCTACTGGATTTGTTGTAGACGGAATTCGTGGTGTTTGTTACTTTACAGATACCTATGTTGATGAAAAAACTGGTAGATTGATTATTTTCCGATTAAGTAACACAGGAGCTGTTGAAATTGTTAATAATAATGCTGGAACAGTAAAATATGATATTGGTGAAATTCTTATAGATACAATACGCATACTTTCAACTGTTAAATCAGATAACGTTGTTGAAATCCAAGCAATTCCAGATTCAAATGACATTATTGGATTAAAAGATTTGTATTTACAACTATCTATCGCAGATAGTAATATAAGTGTTGTAGAAGACATTATATCCACTGGTGCTGATACATCTGGTGCTAACTATGTTTCTACATCCAGTTTTACAAATGGTTCTAAGGTTCGTGGTGATATTATAACCGAATCAGGTTCAACATCCAGTCTTGTTGGATATGTAAATGGTCAAGCTTATTATGGAGCGTATCATACGATGAGTGATGGTTCAAGAATGACAGGTAGTACTCATTCATCTGATAGTCAAGCTATAACAAGCACTCCAGGCACTACATCATCAACAACCACCACCACAGGTTCATCATATTCATCTCGTTCGTCATCTTCTTCTTCTAGTTACTAAACTAATCAATAATGGGTATAGACACCGCAGCTAAAAAGATTCAAATCAATAAACTTGTCAGAAGTCAAGTTCCATCCTTCGTGGCCGAAGATAATCCTTTATTTGTTGATTTTCTAAAACAGTATTACATAAGTGAAGAAAATAAAGGTAAGTCAATTGATATAATTACAAACTTTAATGATTATCAGAAAGCAGATACGTATTCGGAAAACTATAATTTAATTGGATTTACAACATGTACAAGTATTGTAAATTCATATGACGCAACTATTAATGTAAGTTCGACTGATGGATGGCCTTCTGACTATGGATTACTTAAAATTGATGATGAAATTATTACATATACTGGTATTACATCCACATCATTTACTGGATGTGTAAGAGGATTTTGTGGAGTTGATAATTTAAAGTCACCAACTAATCCTGAGTCATTAGTATTTTCTACATCTAATGCAAGTAAACATGAAAATGATTCTAAAGTAATTAATTTAAGTAATCTATTTTTACAAGAGTTTTGGTATAAAACTAAACAATTGTTTATGCCTGGTTTTGAAGATAGAGACTTGCATGCAAAAGTAGATAAGGCTAATTTCTTACGTCAAGCAAAAGATTTCTATGCATCAAAAGGAACAGATGAAGCTATAAAAATTTTATTTGGTGTTCTATTTGATAGTCGTGCTGAAGTTATAAAACCAATAGAATATCTATTTACACCATCAGATGCTGATTATGTAAGAACCAATGATATAATTGTAGAAAGACTTAGTGGAAACGCTGATAACGTAGTTGGCCAAACATTATTTCAAACTGATAATGCAGCTACAAGTGGATCTATATTCAACGTTCAGTATTTCCCAAGAGAAGGTAGAAACTATTACATCTTAAGTTTAAGTAAAGGATCAATAGTTGGAACATTTGAACCTACAGGATCATCATCTTTAGTCAATCCTGTATCAATTGGAACAACAGTTATTACAGTTGATTCAACACTTGGATTTCCTGAGAGTGGAGAATTGTACGTTGGTGCTGGTTTGACTGTCGGTATTGCAACTTATACAAGTAAAACATCTACACAATTTTATGGTGTATCTGGTATCTCTTCCAGTTATACTGATAGTGACTTTGTGCGATCATCTAAAACTGTTTTTGCGTATGAAAATGGTGATGTTAATAAACCAGTTTTCTTTAGATTAACAAACGTAGCTAATAATGTTGACTTAAGTGATGTTGGATTTTTAAAGGTTGATGATGTTATTGTGCCAAGACAACTTGGTAAAGTATCTGATCAATCGAATCATCATTTAAATACTTGGGTTGACAATGTAAAAACTAAAAGTGACGTTGCTAGAGATATTGAAACTAATACATCTAAAGTTAATTCAAATAGTAATGTTGTTACAACTGCTGTTCCACATAATTTACAAATTGATGATTCAGTAATTTTGCTTGATGTAACTAATGATGATCAAAATCCTGATAATATTACTGGAACAGTTCTTGACGTTTATAATGATAAGGAATTTAGGATTTCAATAATTACTGGACAATTTGACACTTCTAAATTATATAAAGTACAAAGACAATTAAATTTTGCAAAGAGTACAAATAATCAATTAGGAATAGAAAATTATGTTGCAGACATACAAAATACGTATATTAGTAGAGATAACACAGAAGTTTATGTAACAGCTGGATCTTTACCAAGTTATGAAATAGGTGCAACTAATAGAAGTAAAACATTCACATCTGCGAATCCAGAATTTAATTCAAATGTTGACGGTGTTACAGATACTATTAGAATTGTAAGTCATAATTTTGTAAACGGTGAATTGGTTAGATATTCGCCTGCAGATACAACCTTAACATTTGATGCAAATAGAGTCGTTGGATTAGATACTGGATCAATATATGCTGTTAAAAAAATTAGTGATGATCTTATTCAGTTATCACGAAGTGTTCCAGACGTGGCTGCTGGTAAAGTAATTTCTATTGTAGGTGTAGGTAGTACAACAACACATGAATTAGTACCAAGTGATTTGGCACAGAAGAATGTTAAACATCAAAACTTTTTAAGAAAATTCCCTGTATCACCTCAACCAAGTGAGTTTGATACACCGTTGCAAAATGAGCCAGTTGGAATGTTTTTAAATGGTGTTGAGATATTATCAAATCAATCTGGTGATAGTGTTCATTTTGGAAGAATAGAAAGAATTGACGTAGAAAGTGGTGGAAGTGATTATGATATTATCACTCCTCCAAATATACACATATCAGATAACGTCGGAACAGGTGCTACTGCCTATGCTGTTATTGAAGGTGATTTTAAAGGTATAGATGTCATATCTGGTGGTTATGATTTAAAGAGTGTACCAAATGTAGTAATAACAGGTGGTAATGGTCAGGGTGCAACTGCTAGTGCTAGATTGAAAGCTACAAGAAACTCTAGACTATTTGATGCTAAAAATGATGTTACTACTGGTAACAACAGAATTAATTTTTCAGCTGATCATTTATTTTTTGATGGTGAATCTGTTGTTTATGAACGAGCATCAGGATTTGAACCCATTGGTGGTTTGATTGATAAATCAATCTATTTTGTTAATAAAGTTAGTGATACTCAAATCAGTCTTACAAACACCTTTGAAGACGCTGTGGCGGGTGCAAACCTTGTCAACTTATCAGGAATAACTACAGGTAGCCATAAATTTACATCAACTGTTTTTAGAAACGTTTTAGATAGAATTATAGTTGAAGATCCAGGCTCTGGTTATTCTAATAGAAGGATATTAGTAAATTCTAATACATATCCATCTTCTTCATATTTTGGAAGAGATACTGTTAAAACAGGAATAAACACTGCAAACAATTACATCTATTTTAGAAATCATGGATTTAAATCAGGGGAAACTGTAGAATACAGTAACACCGATACAACTATAAGTGGGTTATCTACAACTCAAAATTATCAAGTAATTGTTTTAGATGAAAATAAATTCCGTGTATGTAGTGCTGGTATTGGAACTACAACTACCACAGTAAATTACTTTAAAGGTAGATATGTAGATTTAAATTCTGTTGGTGTAGGAACTCATACTTTTAAATATCCAGATATATCTGTAAGTTTACAAACTACATCTGGTTTAGGTGTTACAGCTACATCTACACCTGTAATTAGACCACGTTGCCACGGATCTATTACTGATGTATATCTAACCAATGATGGAGTTGGTTATGGATCAAGTGATACTATAAATGCCCACAGGAGACCTCTAGTAACCATTTCAAATGGTCATGATGCATTAATAACAGTTGGTGTAACTAATGGTGAAATAACTGGTGCATTTGTTAAAATAAAGGGTAAGGGATATGTTTCTCCTCCAGAATTAATAGTAGAAGGTTCTGGTAAATATGCCAACCTTTTATCTAATGTTGCTAGTGATGGCTCATTATCAGGTATAAACATCATCGATAGTGGTAAAGACTATACAGAACAACCAGCGACCACTGTGAGGGTCAAACAGCAGGGTTCTGGCGCTGTTTTTAGAGCGGACTTAACACAATGGAGAACAACAACATTAAAGAGGTATCAACAACATATTAATCAAAATGATGATGGTATTATTGTACCAAGTCAAAACCCTGAATATGAAGCTAAATTTGCATCAACATATCTTCCAAGAAAACTAAGATTAAAATTACATGATAATTTATTTGTTGATCTCAATGGTCAATTAAAAGAATCTACTAGTACCCCATTACCACATTCACCAATAGTTGGATGGGCTTATGATGGAGCTCCAATCTATGGCCCATATGGATATAATACACCAACTGGAGGTGTAGTAAGAAGATTAACTTCAAGTTATACTGTTAACTTAAAACCAAATAGATCATCCGTATCTGATTTTCCTTTAGGATCATTCATAGAAGATTATGAT